GATTTTTTGCCTTCTCGGCCGCGTCCCCTGCGGCCTCGGTTGCGGAAGCCTGATTATACAGCGCCTTTGCAGATGCATCCGCTTGTGAAGCCGTTTTGCCAAACAACGAGTTGATAAACACGGACACAACGGCAGTCAATTTGGCAAGCCACGCCAAAAGCGTTCGAATTGCCGGCAAAATATAGTTGTAGATTGGTGCAAAAGCGAAAATCAGATTACCCCTGATCTGCGCCAAAGATGTTGACATTTGTTTGTCTGCGCCGATTGTGCTAAGCAGCATTTTGCGCATCGTACGCAGCGCTTTGGTAATCATGGTGAAAATGAAGACGCGCTTTGCTAAGCCAGCAATTCGTTTGGTGAATTTCTTGAATTGTTCTGACACATTCTGCGTCGTCAAAGCTGCAAGACGCTGCTTTCCCACATATTCGCTTACGGCAGCACTGGCTTTTTCCTGCGCGATCTGGCTGCTTTCCAGATTAATCTGCGCCATTTTCAGCTGCTGCGTCGTTTTCTGGATTGCTTCACCGGTTTCCTGCGATACCGTCCCGGTGCTTCTGGTTTTCTTTTCGTTTTCGGCAACAGCCTGCAGTTCTTCCAGCTGCTGCCGCAGCGTGGCCACCTTCTGTGCGGCCTTGTCCACATTGTTCGCAGCCTTTTTCGCGTTGTTTTCCAGCTTCGCAAGGCCGGCGTCAAACTTGCCGCTATCAATCGCTGCTTCGTATACCAGATCGCCGACAACGTCAGCCATCGCGCGCACCCCCTGTCATCAGCTGCCGGATGAATTCATCTTCGTCGTCGGTCAGATGCGCCGACTTGAAATCGATCAATTCCCGGTTTTCGTCGTAGTATTCTCGCTCCCACTTTTCCAGCTTCTTGTGTTTGCGCAGCTTCCGCCGGATGTCCAGGATCGTGGAAAATGTGCAGTCACCGATCTCCATATAATATCCGATGAACGTCCACCAGTGCATATACGGCAGTGCTCGCACGTCCCGACCGGCCACGCGGTTGATCGGCGCGATGATCATCGGGAAATCCTGCTCCCAGTCCATCTGCTTCGGCTGTTGCCGCTGGTCGCCGCGGTCCACACCGCCGTCTAAAAACCACAGCATGAATTTCACCGCGGCGGCCATGTCCGTGATCTGATCCCAGTCCGGGTAAAAGATCTTGACCGCCACTTCGGCGCGATCCTGATCTGTCAGATCCGGGTCATTCAACGCGGCGCAGATGTCCAGAATTTCACGAAAGTCGCTGCGGATACGAAAACGCCGGCCGCCGATACATGCTGCCTTCGGCAGGCCGGTATTCATGATCTGCGCTTCTTCCTTCGCTGACCGCCGCCGTTGTATTTATCCAGGTATTTCGCCTGACGCTTCTGCGCGGCAGCGGTCGCAACGTCCATCTCGCGCCGGATCTGGCGCGAAACCGCTTCCAGGAACGAAATGATTTGCAGGGAACCGGACGGCGTGAGCGAAACGCAGTAGGCTTTGCCGAACACTGTATCGCAGACGGGCGAAGGGAACGCCGCGTCCACCTGCTCGCGTGCGTATGCGTCCAGTTCGCGGATCGTCGTGCGGGCGTCCGTATCGCTTTCCTGCGTGCCCATTTCGTCGGCTTTGGCCTTGATCGCCATCGCTGCCGCTTCCAGCCGGTCGATGATACCGATGTCGTTCGGGTCAAAATAGATCTTCCGGTTTGCGTCGCCGTTAATGGTGAACGCTTTCA